AATTATATTGCTTTCCTACTTCTAAGGCTTCTACAACTAATTCTGCTTGATTTTCAGCTATAGTAGCATCATTTAAAACAACAAAATATAAATCATCAACAACTAATATAGTGCCATTAGATATTAAAGTTCCATTTTCACCAGTAAATATAACTTCCCCTACTGATTTAGTTCCTTGTTTCCTAGATATTCCATACTCTTCGCACTTAATGTCTAAGTAATTAAAATATCCATTTTTTACAAAAGCCATGTTTACTAAATCTTGTTGTTCTATATAAAATTTAGCTAATTCATAAGATAAAGGAGAAGCCATATTATTTAAAAATGAACCTTCTCTTTTATCTACATTTATATCAGTATTATTTAATACTCTTTGTTTTATTTCTTCATATGTTTTAGACATTTACTATCACCTCACCATCGTAAATTGTCTTTACTCTTACATTAGCACTTAAAATATCACCGTCAAAGCTTGTAGATATTACATTTACATCAAGTATGTAAGGGTTAATAAGAAGTGCTTCTTTTATATATCTAGAAGCTTCTGATTGTGTTAATCCTTTTGTATATGCTTTACCTATAAGACTTAACAATTCGCTTCCATAGTCCCAAGTGTATATCTCATACTGATATCTAGGCGTTTGAAGTGCTTTGTATATCCATATTTTTATAGCTTCATTTCCTTCGACTATTTTAAGTCCTTTTCCGACTTCCCTATAAAGTGGCAAAGTTTCGTTTTTTACTATATCCTCTTTATAACTTACAAAAGGGAATAAACTCATATACTCACCACCTTACTTATGATTATAAATTTATCATTTATTTTTAATAATATTACTTTATCATTTACTTCTAATTTATCTTGAATATTATATTTCATTCGGTGTCTGTGGTTACCGTCCCCAGTAGTATCTCCACCATGTGTATGCCCTTGATATTCAGTAAATAAATCTTCATTTCTATCTTTTAGCCATTTATCAATAAGTAAATTGTCTTTATTAAGTACAATATCATTTAATTGGACCTCTAAATTAGGCAAAGGAGTTTTAATTTTTGCAATAAAAAAAGAAGGCTCGACCTTCGTTGCTTCTCCCATTACTTCATATAAACCTAAAAAAGGATTATTCATTATATAACCCTCCTTGCACAAGTATAATCTTTTCTACCACTCAAGCTACTTATTTTTACTACATCACCAGTCTTAGGTGAATGTATATACTGACCATTACCACAATACATTCCAACGTGATGCACTGGACTTCCAAAGAATACTAAATCACCTATTTGTAAATTACTTTTGCTTACTGATTTCCCAAAAGTAGATTGTTGTTTACTCGTTCTAGGTATACTTATTCCAACAGAAGCATAAGCTTTCATCATTAAGCCACTACAGTCATATCTTGGTCCAGTTCCTCCCCATAGATAAGGAGTACCAAGTTTACTTTTACAAAATGCCAAGGCTTTATTAGCTTTTTCATTTACACCATTGTTAGTGTTAGGAGTTTCTGAAACTTCAACACCTATTAAAGCTTTTCCTTTTCTTCTTCCGAACGCTAAAGCACTTTTCTTATCTTTCATAAGTAAATCTATATGATAAACACCGTTAGAGTCTATTACAATTGCCCCACCTCTGTCAGTACAAGTATAAACTAAATTATCTCTATCTGTTCCAGTTCCTTTAACTTGAATTTTAGTTTTAAATGGTACAGATTTAGGGCAAGCACAAGTTAATTTATTTGGATCTAATTTATTACCCATAGCATCAAGTAAACCACCTTGCATAGAATTGTTAGCTGGATAATAAGCAGTAAATTCAGCATTAACTTCTTTTCCACCAGTTACAGTTGTACTACCATCTAAATTAACATTTGTTTCAGTTTTTTCATCTTCCCCTACAGATACTTCATTCATTATGTTTTTAAAGTTCAACTCTAAGTCTATAGTATAATTTCCACCTTCCCAAGTATGTGTATCACTATCTATATAAAATAAACCTACCAGACCAGTATGAGTATCTTTAACTTGAACTCCATAGCCAGTTATACAAGTTGTATCACCAAAACCAGTTAAGCTACAAGTTTGTTCAATATCTTTTAGCATTGCTTTAGCTTCTGCATTACTGTCTTTACCTTCTTGTTGTTTATAAACATCTTGAAATAATCCATAAGTTTTGTGCCATTCTTCATTTTTTACTTCTGATACTTTATTTCCGTTTTCATCAACGATTAATACTTTATTAACCATATTTGATACAGATTCTTTAAAGCTACTTGATAATATATTTTTACCTTCTTCAAAAGATAATTTAAGTTTTACAATACCTTTTTCACTAGCATAAAATTTATTACCTCTACTGTATAACATATATTTTTTACCAGTTGTTTTAGCTTCTTCTGTATATGCAGTCATTATCATATCATAAGCAGTAACACCTAAAAAAACTTTAGTTACACCAGTATTAGCTTGAATTATATCACCTTTATTAAGTCCATATTCAGTAAGAAAATTATTATAGATAGTAGATGCAGTTTGATTTTTTATATTCTTAGATACTTTTATATCATTAAGCTTTGCACAATAGTCGTAACATAGAAAACTCATAGCATTATCACTAGATTTTTCTCTTTCATATACAAAGCCCCTAAATAATTCATTATCATCTTCATAAAAAGATATTATGCTCATAATAGGTATATCAACTTTGGGAATATTTTTATCCATAGGGCTACTGATTAATGAAAACTCAAGCTTTCTAGCACAACTTTTATAGTCACCACTCCAAGCAACATTAATTAGTAAATTAGTTATATCTATTTTTTCTCCACTAGCTTTTTGACATATTAATTTAATCATGGAATTATCAGCTCCCATTTAACTTGAATTATATTGTTTTTAGCAAGTGATGGATATTTAGTTTTATTAGCTTCTTTAATTTTAGGATATAAACTGCCTTTACCATAATATTTTTGTGCTATATCCCAAAGGCAATCACCTTTTACTACTTTATGAGTTTTTTGAGTATTATTAGTGATTTCCTCACTAGGTCTAGTTAAATTATCACTTGAACTACTTGAACTACTATTACTTAAATTAGGCACTTCAATGGGTCTGTATTCTAATAAATTTAAAGTAAAATATAAATCTCTTGTACCATCTTGTTCTACCGTATCAAATTGTTGAATCAAGCATTGCATATTAGTAGGGCTATCAGTAACAATAACTCTTAAAGGTTTGCCCTCATACATCCACTTTTGTATTTTCTCACTAAATTCATAAGGTTTCATAAATCCAGTATAATCACAGAAACTATATTCTTGATTAGGGAAAAAGCTAGTAAATTCAATAGTTTTTAGTGATGTACCATTAAATATAGGCACTTCTCCAAGTTTTATAACTGATTCAGTATCTATATTATTACTTCTATTCACTCCAATAGATGGAGGAACTACTGGAAATCTTATTTTATCATCATCTGTTCCTAGATATATTTCCATTAATAACCTCCTGCATAAACTATTTTACTTTCATTTATTTTCTTAAGTAATTGAGAAGCTATTTTATTAATGTCGCTTTCTTCTCTTACTGTTAAACCATTTACAACTACATTTATGCTATTAGTATTTTGACCTTTGTCGTATCTGTTTACCTCTTGTTTTGTAAGAATTTTTTCTCCTTCGTGAAGCGTTCTAACAGTTCCATCCCTTGCAATTCTACCACTACCAAAAGCATTTCTTCCTTCTGATAATCCTAATTTATCTCCTACCCAACTAGCACCTTTTTTAGCTACATTCACAACTGCATTTATAGGAGTTTTAAGAAGTTCAACCATTTTATTCCACCAACTACATATTTGCTCTACTGCACCACTTACCTTAGCCAAAGCTTTTACTAATGTGCTTAATATAGGCTCACATATACTCCAAGCACCTTGTAAAAGTACACCGACTGTTTTCCATACTGATTGCCATACAGTACCAAATGTCTTAACTATAGCTGATATTTCAGTAGAATGACTTGCTATAAAGTTAAATATAGCTTCAATGACTGGTCTTACTGCTTCTATTGTAGCTTTTACTAAATTCCAAGCTACTTCAAACACAGTTTTAAATATTTGCATATATTGACTAGCTTGCTCGGACTCAGAGAAAGCTTCAAAACCTGCTTTTACACTTTCAGCCACAGCAACCATTTTAGGTGATATACTATCTATAAAGCCTATAATACCACTCATACTACCACTTAACATATCAGTAAATACTTTAGTAACACCTTTCAAGCTATTTTTAGCCTTACCACTTATCGTAGATAATAACCCACCTAAGGTAGTAGACATTTCATTTACTAATCCACCTTGATTTTTAGCAATTCCTTCTTTAGCTTCCTCAAATGTTTTATATTGAGTTCCCAACATATTATTAAGTGCCTCCATATTTCCATTTGAAGCACTAAAGAAAGCCTCTGAAATCTCTTGTTCAGTTCTAAGTGTACCGACGAAGGCCTTTACATTTCCTTGTAAGTCTGTAAGCTTCTTAGCTTCTTCTATATCACCTTTTGACATCATCATAGATTTAACTCCAAATTGAGTTACCGCTGAAGTTTCAAAAGGTGTTTTATTTGCATAATCTTCAAGATATTTATAATATTCATCTGTAGCCTTTTTAGCTTGTTCTTTAGATTGACCAGTATTTTGGATTACTCTATTTATAGTAAGCTTTTGTGTTTGTTCATTTGCTAGTTCATTAAACCCAGTCTTAGCACCTACCATAACAGTAGCACCTAAAGCTAATGCACTAAGTTTCCCTTGAATACTTGACAATACACTAGAAGCTTTATCTTTTACTGATACAGTAGCACTCCAAACCTTACCAGCAAAGGCTCGAAGTGTTCCGTTTACTTTAGATAAAACCTTACTAGCCATATCTTTAGCTTTAAGCACAAACTGACCAAATTTAGTAGCCTTAAATTTATCTACTTGTGCTTTTACCTTAGATATAACTTTACTAGCCATATCTTTAGCTTTTAACACTAAAGGTTTAACTGCTTTTGCAGTAGCTTGGAAAGTTTTAGTTTGAGATATAACCTTTTGCATAGGCTTAGTAAAATTATCGACTGCTTGAATTTTAGCCCTTAAAACTTTTTCTGTACTGCTCATTTATTACACCTCCTCTAAGGAGTTTTTCTTCTGCTCTATTTCCATTTCTTGTTTTATAAAAGCTAAAAGTATCTCTTTTTCGCCTTTATCCATAGAATTTAATAGATTATAGCTTTCTTTTGGACTAATGATATTTTTCTTATGAAATAAATAAAACATCAAGAATGTATTATCATCAGTCTTTATTAGTTTTTTACTTCTTCTATTAAATCACCTTTATATCCAGTTAGTTCAGTTATAGTGTCAGCTAATGCACTTATTTCTCCGCTTAATAAAAGCTTTTTAATTAACTCTTTTCCATGTGGAACTTTGAATTTTTTATGAAGTTCTTTATTAGAAAAAAATCTTGTTCCATCTTCTGCATTAAAAACACCATTAAACACTAATTCTATTTGAAGTTTTTGTAAATCAAATGTAGGCTCTTTAGTAGTTATATCAATACAATTTTCTTGTATCTCGCTATACTTGTCATAAGTTAAAGCCTTACATAAAACCGTAAATTTTTCTCCAAATATATTGGATAATCTTTTTATTTCAACCTCTTTGCTAGGTCTTTGTATTTGTTCTAAATCTGCATTTAAAAGTAAATCTATTACATTACTCATAGTCAATATTCTCCTTTGCATATAAAAATAAAGACTAGGAGCAATATCCTAGCCTTACTAAAATGAATTATATTAAATCTAAAAAGTCATAATCTGTAAATGTAAAAGGACATTCAGTCTGACCTACTGCACCTACTTCAAAGTCAAATAAAGTTAAGTCATCAAATGATACGTTGTTTATTGCTATTCTTTCTACACCGTCAGAGTCAGGGTCTGCTAATTTACCTATTATAGTAAATCTAGGTTCTTTGCCTTCTTTTATTTGTTGGCCTATAGCTTTTATCATTCTTGAATTAACTTTATGTAAAGTTATTGAACCTTTACCACTATACCCCATATATTTAGTACCAGTTGCCATTTTGCCAGCTACCTTAACTTCTTCTTTTTGGAATTCTAATTTAGCTTGAAATGCTTTAGCCTCTGCAACTTCTTCTCCATCTAAAAAAACAGTACCATGAGTACCATTTATTATCTTTCTTTCATCTATAGCCATAATACACCTCCTATATAGAAATTCCAATCACTATATCTTCCATAGCATCTAAAGTCTTTAGTGATATTGCTAAAAATACATTACTTTGTGTATTAGCTTCTTTTATTTCTTGCTCTGTCATAGAGCTCACATCTAAATTTGTATTATCTTTAAGCCATTTTTTATGTGCTTCCAAATCTATACCAACATAAGACACTTTTTCTATTAATTGTTCATTTTCTAATTCTTCTAAGTAATTCTTTATTTCTGTTATCAATATACACTTATTATCATAGTTATTAGGTACTTTACCTATATATTTTTCAACTATAACTCTTCTTAAATCATTGTGTATTAGATTTAAAGTTTTTCTTAATTTTATTTTTTGGAAAGCATTACCCTTTACATCAGTTAAAGTAGTTAATGAGTTTACTCCTCGAGCAACTCTTACTTTTCCCATTTCTCTTACTAAGATTAACTCACCATTGTCTATACGAGTATCAGCTTGTTCTTTAGTAAGATTTTCTATAGCATCAACATCTGATAAAGTTGCAAAAGTAATAGATTGATTTAAAGGAGTTCCTTCTATAAGTCCTGCTATTCTTGCAGTATGATTAGCAGTAGTTACACTTTCGCCACCTACTACTATATTTTTAGCAGTATAGTTTATCATAGCTTCACTATCTGCTTTGTCATTTGCAATTATTGCATCACATTTATATTTAACAACATCATTCATTTTCTTTATAAATGTTTTTATAGCAGTTACATCAGAAGTTTCAGCCGAAGGCATACACATTAAGTTAAACTCTACACCTTCAAAATAAGTTAATGCTTCTAATATTTCACTATCTGAACCTAATACATAAAGTTCTATTTTGTTAGGTGAACCTTTTAATACATCTTTTATTAATCCTTGATTAGCTTCTGTTAAGCTAGACGGTATATCTCCTTCATCAAACACAGTTAAAGAAGTTTTAGCAGTATCTTTTAATATTAAAGCTACTATACCTCTTTGACTTCTTACTACTGCTGATTTAGCTAATTGCTTAAAGCTTATATCTATTATTGGTAATCCCATTCAATCACCCCTTCATATTTAAGTTTACATCTTGCATATTATCGCAAGTTTCATTATTAAGTTTTATAAAGTCAAAATAAGTTACATAAATTAAAAAATCTAACATATCACCAACTTCATCAGTTAAAAAGTTTGGTTCAACGTTAGATATATTTAATACCCTATCATTAACTTTTAAACTTCTAGCAAATAAACCTTCTAATTTATCTGCTATATCATAATTATTTAATTTATCATTACTAAAATATTTTACTGAAATCATTAATTGCTTTTCGTTAGTTTTCAAAGTAGAAGCTTTGACTGTAACTGGTACTAAAGTTACATAAAAACATTCATTCTCAAAAGTCCCCTCTTGATTTTGAACTATCACATCACAATTAAAATTATCAGATAAAATTTTAGTAGTAGAAAATAAAATATCTTTGTAAGTTATCATATTAACCTACTTTCTACTTGAATAGATTGTCTATCATTATAGAAAATTCTTTATCAAGTTCTGATTCAATTTCTTTTACTGATTTTTCAAGCATATAAACTCCGTCAACAAAGGATTTTCCTCCCTTTGTTCTGTGGCCATAGTTTACGAATTGGCCGTATCTGCAATTATTAAACACTAGCCTTTCAAGGTTACTTATCTTTTTAGGTTGCCAACTTCTCCTTAACAATCCACTATCAACTGGTGTTTTTAGCTTAACTTTAGCTACTAATTTACTAGCAATAATATCTAATTTCTTATTAGCTTCTTTTTCAAAATTATTACTAGCATTTTCTAAAACTTTAGTAAAATCATCTAATCCTTGAATTTCCATTTTAAGCCCTCTCTTTATAGCTTAATGAAATTTCCATATGAGAGGAATAATAAAAAGGCTTAGAGGCTAAATAAATAGATATTTTACCCATACTAGATACTTCTACTGCATCACCTTCTTGAATATCAATATTAGGATTTAAAAATAATAAATGAGAAAAAGCTAATTTTCCAACTCCATCACTAGACATCATTTGAACATCTTTTTTAGATAAAGCACATTTAACATTTTCAGCTATTATTTCTTCTACAGTTTCAGTTACACCAGTATTTTCATTTTTAGCTTTAACTTTTCTCTTAATAGTACATCTGTCAAAGTAAGTGCTTTCTAATATTTCAATATCAGTCATTAGTAGCACCTAGCCCTTCTATACTGCTTTAAAAATTCTTTATCAGATGAAGTTAAAGTTGCACCGTTTGAAGTAGACACAACATCTCCAACATTATATTCTATTTTAGTGTCCCCTCTACTTATAGACTTAATTTCACCAGTATTTTGAGTTCCCCCACTCACTAAAGGCTTCATAATAGATACAACTTTATCTTCTATAAAGCTTTCTAGTCCTTCTGTAAGTTCATTTATATTACAATATTCAATTACCATTGTTTCAACTTTAGATAAATATAGCAATATAATATTGTCGTGCTCATCATTAGTAATATTTAATATTAATTTTATATTTTCTAAC